GGTGCAACGGGTCCACAAGGACCGGCAGGAACAGTTGATACAAATTCAGACTTAGACATGAACGGTAACAAAGTGTTGTTTGGTAATGTGTATTCGCAACTTGCAGACTTACCAAGTGCTTCAACTTATCATGGTATGTTTGCACATGTACATGCAACAGGCAAAGGTTATTTTGCTCACGGCGGTAATTGGATTGAATTAGCAAATAATTCAGATGTACCTACAGATTTAACTGATTTAAGTATTAGTGATGGCACAAACGGACAAGTTCTTACTACAGATGGTTCAGGAAATTTTAGTTTTACAACTGTATCAGGCGGTGGTGGAACTTTAGAAAGTAGAACAACTGTTGTGGCTACAACTTCAAGTATTGCAGATGGTGCAAGCGAAGATGTCGATGTTACAGGTTTTAAAGGCTATATGCTAATGAAAATCGAAACAGATGGTGCGGCATGGGTTAGAGTATATGCAAGTAATGCGGCTAGAACAGCAGATGCTGGTAGATCAGAAGGTACAGATCCAGCAGCCGATGCAGGTGTAATTGCAGAAGTAATTACATCGAGCGCACAAACAATTTTAATTAGTCCAGGTGCATATGGTTTTAACGATGACAATCCAGTAACTGCTAATATTGCTACTAGAATTACGAACAAAACAGGAAGTACAGGAGTAGTGACAGCAACACTACATGTACTACAACTGGAGGCGTAATATGGAACTGTTTCAAGTTACACTTAAACGTGGTGTGGACATTGACTCTTTTTATGATGATATGGAAACACCTGGTGGTGCTATAACTATTCCATTTAGAAAAGTAGATTGTGAAGATAGACGTCCAACTTCAAGAACTACAGGTTATATGCTCACGCTTGAAGAAGCACGAAATGTAAGTTATGATGACAGAGTAGAAGTGGTTGTTCCACAGAGTGTGTTAGACAAACAGAACTTAGTACAAGATGCTACATACAACGGTAGATTTACTAAAAACTCAAGTCCAACTGGATCAACATTTACAAACGCTAATGGTGACACTAGAGTCACATATACCAATAATGATCACTTCTCTTGGGGAATGTTAAGACACATTGAAAGCACTAACAGATCAGGTTGGGGTAACGATGCCGCAAGTTCAGCTGATAAACGTGTTGATACTAGTGTAACATATTCAGCAAGTGGCAAGAATGTAGATATCATTATTGTAGAAAACAACACATGTAGTGACCACGCAGAATATTCAAGCAGATTAATAGACTACAATTGGGGACAACACTACAACACAATCTCAGGTGGCACAAACTACACATACAGCAACGCAGATGCTCGTGACAACTATAATCAAGAACATAACCATCCAACGGCAGTGGCGGCATATGCGGCAGGTGAAAGATTTGGACTTGCTAAAGATGCTAATGTATATATGTTTGATGGGACTTACGAGCAAAGCAAATCAGGTGGTGGTACCACTGACAGAACTTTTGCTTACATAAGAGAATTTCACGCAAACAAATCAATCAACCCAGAAACAGGTAGAAAGAATCCTACCATTGTAAATGCAAGTTTGGGAACAATCAACTACTATTCAGGTGCGAGTTTAGCACACTTCCAAGGTGTAACATTAGACAAAGGCGACGGCAGTACATTCCTAGATGATACTGAACTGTTGGAACGTGGGGTGTACAAGAACGCTGGTAAATCGTGGACTTCATTTACCAGTAACACTAACTTCTCAGTAAACAGTCCTTCACCTAACAGTGATTTAGTAGATGCTATATCAGAAGGCATTATTGTGGTTACTTCGGCTGGCAACAACAACAGATACACTGATGTATCAGGTGGCGCTAACTGGGACAACTACTTAGTTGATGGTGCCGCTTATGCAAACAAAGACTATTTCTTCAATGGCTACTATCCATTTAGAGATTATTACATGCGTGGCGACAAGTTCTCATTCAACGGAGCAATAAACGTAGGAGCATTAAGCAACCGTATAGACCAAGGTAAAGCAGACTTCAGTAACTGGGGTCCGGGCATAGATGTATATGCCGCAGGAGAGACTGTAATGGGTGCTATGATGAAAGACGATATTACTTATGGTAATCCTTATTACGGACAGGAAAACAATACTCCGAAATGGGATACAATGGGTATGCAAAACGGAACAAGTTACGCTTCACCTTTTATAGCAGGTATGTTGGCTTGTTTAGCAGAAGTATATCCTACACTAACAAATGACCAAGCAAGAACATATTTACAAAACAATGCTGTCACAGGATTGATGGCAGACACAGCAGACGCAATAGATGTAGATGTATCTACAAGAGTAAGCATAGACGGTTCAGATATTGATAGAATAGCACTGTGGAAGAACCATAGAAATACAAAAGGCAATATAGCAAATAATACATACGGATTGGCAGGTAGACCAAGTTCTGGTACTATATATCCAAGACGAAAGATTAGGAGAAGAGGATAATGGCAATTAATTTTCCAAGCAACCCAAATGTTAATGATACACATACAGTAGGAAGCACTGTATGGACTTGGAACGGTAGTAGTTGGAATGGTGTATCACATGATCCAATTGAAATAGCAACACTAACATACCCAAGTGTTGATGGAACAAACGGACAAGTGTTACAAACAGATGGAAGTGGAAATTTATCATTTGGTGATGCTCCTGCACCATCACTTACTTTAGCTGATTTACCTAGCATTGCTATAGATAATTTATCTGACGTTGATACAACTACATCAGCACCTACAGACGGACAAGCACTTGTTTGGGATAATGCTACTTCACTATGGAAGCCAAGCACAGTATCTAGCGGAGGTGGTAGTGGAGCATTTAGTACTACATATTCTCAAGTACAAATAGAAACAAGTACACCAAGTACAGAATCATTAAATGAACTTTGGTTTAATCCAAACACTGCTAACTGGAGTAAAACAGTTGCAGGTGCTGAAGCGGGACTTCAAAATACACAAGTTGCAAGTATTACAGGTGGGCAAGGATTTGGTTCTGTAAGTGTTAGTAACGGTACTATTAGTTTTCCATATGGTACTGTTACTCCTACTATTACATTTACAACTCCGTTGTGGTTAGTATCTTATAGTCATCCAAGTTTTGACGGTGTTAGTATTGAAAGTTTTGTATTAGAAGATGATACAGTAATTACCGCAGGTGGTACAAGTTATAATAATTCCGGAACTGAATGGGCAAACCAACGAGTTAAGTCATTAACGTTTACAAGTGGATTTAGATCTAATAATACAAGTGGTACATTAAATGTAATGGGTGCTCCAGTTTGGCAAGAATTAGAAAAAACATTTACTAATCCAATGACAATCTCAGGCGTAATTGAAAAAATTACCCCACTAAGTGGAGCAACAGGTACAGTTGAGCATGATACTAGTAGCAGTCATATTTTTAGACACAGTAGTATTGCCGCAGACTTTACTGCAAACTTTACAAATATGTCAATAAGCACAAACCAAGTTAATGCTGTGACACTTATTTTAGACCAAGGTGCAACTGCATATATTCCAAATGCAGTTGAAATAGGAGGATCGTCACAGACTATTAAATGGCAAGGAGGATCTGCTCCAACTGGTACAGCAAGTGGAACTGATACTGTAACATTTTCAATTATGAACAGTGGCGGTACTTATACTGTAATCGGACATTTAGCATCGTACTCATAAGGAAAAAACAATATGCCAATTCTTAGCGTTTTAAACGGAAGTATTTTTACACATGCAGTAAAATCAGATGATGCGAGTGCTGGAAGTGCATATCAAGTTGTTCCCGAATCTCCAAACATACATAGTATGTCTGGATATTTTGCACACGGTGTTTCATTTAATAACGATGGATCAAAAGCCTATTTGGTTGATATGGAAATTTCTGGTTCAACTTCTTTTTCAATTTCAGAATACAGTTTAAGTACTCCGTATGATCTTGCAACTTCTACTTACACTACAAAAAAACTTGCCGCTTATCCTAATTTATCAGATACTTTTCATACAAATTGGAATAACGATGGAACAAAAATTTATGTAGGTGCAGAAATGCAAAGTGGAACTACAGATCGTCCTAGAATTGTTGAATTTAACGTATCAACACCGTACGATATATCAACTATGTCTACAACACCAAATACTTATATTACTTCTATTAATTATATAAAAAATCTTACATGGAATAATGACGGAACTAAAATGTTTGCATCCATTGACGGTAGCGGTATATTAGAAGTAACAGCTTCTACTCCATATTCTTTATCTGGGTCTACTAAAATAACACATAGTTCTACATCAATAGTTGGCACAAACGATAGACTTTGGGGAATAGACTTTAATAAAACAGGAACTATTGCGTTCATTGTACAATCTCAAGTTACAGACGATAAAATTTGGAAATTAGAATTATCAACTCCATACGATTTAACTACTTCATCAATCACCGATACATATATTACAACAGACTATGATATAGATTATCCTTATAGTCTCACAGTAGCTGATGATTATTTAATAATACACGGTAATACAAATCAAAATGGTAGAGCTTTTACTTATTTTGATTCATCTGTTATTGGCACTATAAATGCTCTAGAAACAGAAGCAACAATGCTCGGACGAGCATATATTGACACATCAGATGCAAATGCTGAATATGACTACTATAGCGGAAATATTACAATTTTAGATAATGGAACTAAAGTTATGTATAGTGGTAATTACCGTGACGGAAGTAACAATCTACACCGAGATTTAAGAATTTCAACATTAAGTACAGCGTACGATATATCAACTAGCAGTACTGCTAGTAGTATAAATGAATTAGAAAATTTATCTGGTTATCCAATGTTAGACAAAGTATCTAAGGATCATTGGATAAGTGATGACGGAATGACACTTTATGTAATGTTTAGCAATACCGCAACCGGACAACAATTTTGGTATAGATCAATTTATAAATTTTCATTATCAAGTGCTTGGGATATAACTACAGTCACTTCATGGAATCCTACACAAACATTTACTCTTACTAGCTCTACTACTGCTGAAGAAGCTGCCGGTATGGGATCAAGTGATCATTTTCCTATAAGTTTTTGGTTTAATAATGACGGGTCAAAACTATTTGTTTTAACAGGATATCCAAATTGGAATCAAGATGTACAAATGCTAGAATATCCATTGAGTACTCCTTATGATCTGTCAACAGCAGGAACACGGTCGTGGCATAACTTCGAAGCAACAAGTACTACTAATCAAGTATCAGGCGGAACACAGTTTGTACCAACCAGAGTAGAATTCAATGATGATGGTACAAAATTATATGGTGTATTTAGTGCTTCTGGTTTCGTAGTAGGAATAACATCATGGACTTTAGGTACAGCATGGGATATTAGTACACTTTCTAAAGATGCATGGGAACAAGATATTAGTGACTCTTATACTAATGATAGCGGACAAGTATTAGGAACATCTTCTCGAGGAACATTTCCAACTGCATTTGCAAATGATAACTTCTATATCGTAGACATTTATTCATCAGATGGTGGACTAGATACTAATCCACTATACCGATGGGATGTATCTAATCTGAATTATAATTATAGTGGAGCTAAAGTTCTTAACACATATACAATTAGTAATAATACATCAGGAAATACAGTAAACGAAGGTGATTCTGTTGTGTTTACAATTACATCAACAGGTATACCAGATGGTTCGACAGTTTATTGGGAAGTTGACCCATATTCTTTTACTGAAATAGATGATTTTGATTCTGCAACACGTAGTGGTACAGCGACTTTTTCAAATAGCCAAGCAACTGTTACAGTAAATGTACTAAACGATATACTTGACGAATCTGGAGAAAACGAAAGATTTAATCTTAGAATTTCCAGAAACCAAAATGTTTATAGCGAATTTTCTCCACTTGCATCATCTGCATTAATTTCTATCGGAGAAGTTGCATGGATTACTTTAGGTCATTCTATTCAAACACCCGGACTAGCCTATTCTGATACTTTAAGTTCAGGTAAAACATCTAAAGGAATGAATTCTACAAGTACTGTTGTTTCTTCACACAAGAAAGATGATGGTTCAAATACTTCATCGGGAGAAGTTTACATATACAATAACAGTACCGGTGCATTAGAAAGAACAATTACAAATCCAAATACCTATGGAACATCTCAAGACGACTACTTTGGTTTTGGTGTTAGTATATCTGAAAACTATGTAATTGCAAGTGCTCCTTATGAAGATACAGGAAGTGGATCAGGTAGTGGTAAAGCGTATGTGTTTAATTTAAGTGACGGTTCATTAAAATATACGCTAAACAATCCGAATACATACGGATCTCAAGCAAACGATGGATTCGGCACGGCTGTTGCTCTGACAGATGATTATGCTGTAGTAGGTACTTATCAAGAAGATTCTGGAACATATGGAACAAGTGCAGGAGCGGCATATATATTTGATATGAGTGACGGATCACTTGCATATACTCTTAATAATCCAGACAGTGAACCCGGAACAACAGACTGGTTTGGTTATTCAGTTGCCTTAAATGAAAATTTTGCTCTTGTTGGAGCACCATATGAATCGTTTGATAATTCACAAGAGAACGAAGGCGGTAAAGCATATCTTTATAGATTAGATACAGGCGCACTTGTACATACTATTGACAACCCCGGAGCTTCTGGAGCGTCATTTCATGCAAATGACCAATTTGGATACCACGTTGCATTAACAAATAAACATATAGTTGTTAGTGCAAGAGGTGCAACGAGTGTTGACGATAGTGGAACAAATACCAATTCTGGTAGAGTTGACGTATTTAATCTTACTGATGCATCGCATATATATTCAAAAAATAATCCTGCATATGGTGGACAGAACGACTATTTTGGACTTGCTGTTCATGGGTCTGATAACTTCTTAATCGTAGGCGCAAGAGACTTAGACGGCACTAATAGTGGTGCCGCTTATATCTATAATATTAACAGTGGCTCATATATGACAACAATATCTAATCCAAATACATATGGTAATAGTACCAACGACTATTTTGGATCTCCAGTATCTATATTAGATAATGGTAATTCAGCAATAGGTGCAATGAATGAAGATTCTGCACCTAGTGGTTCTCTAGTAATAAACACTGGTGCTTTGTACATTTATGATTCAGTATATCCAACTCCAACAGGTGGATACACATACAAAGCTATTGGAGATCGTGGATTAATAGGAGGAGCATCAAGCAGTACTTATAAAAATAAAATACAATACTTTGATATAACAACCACAGGTGATGCTTCTGATTTTGGAACAGTATCACAAGGAGGATATCGAGCAGGTATATCCAATGGAACACGTGGCTACTTCGGCGGAGGCTCTACAACTGAGGAAACTGGAGGAGGTACTAGTACAGTAAACTGGGTTACAACATCTATAACAAGTAATGCATATCAATGGACTAATTTATTAGGTGCAACTGCATTTAGTGCTGGCGTCTCTGATGGTAATAGAGGTGTAATTTTTGGAGGCGCTGAGTCTTTTAATAATGTTTCTACTGTTATGCATTATATTTCATTAGATATTGCAGAACTTCAAGGAGCTGATTTTGGAGACCTTGCACTTTCTATTGCTCAAAGTGCTGGTGCGGCAGATGCAACATATGGTATTAAAGCAGGAGGTTACTATAGTTCTTATACTAGACGAATACAAACAGAAAAATTTACTATTCAAACTACCGGAAGTTCTTCACAACTAGGAGACTTAACAGAAGCTAGAAGAAAACTAACAGGAACAAGCAATGGAACAAGAGCACTATTCGCAGGTGGTAAAGATTATAGTGCAGTAAGCACTATAGATTATTTAACAATTGCATCAGATACTGATGCAACTGACTTCGGAGATTTATCTTCTAATTTATATGGAGTATCTGCATGTTCTAATGAAACAAGAGCAGTATTTGGAGGAGGCTATTCAGGATCTGGAGGTAATGGTAGTACTGCTTTACAATATGTAAGTTATGATACGCCTGGCACAGCTTCTAGTTTTGGTAGTTTAGTATCAGGTACAAACAGTGAAGGCGGTGCAGGATTATCAGGTGCGGGAGCATAACAAATAAATACATACAGATAGGACTATATAATGGCCAAAGGCAATACAAAAATTACCGCTGTTCCTTATTTTTACGATAAGCAATTACGCAGATACATTCAACAGTTTATAAGAATCTTTGCTGGATTTCAAATTGCTATGAGTACAGATGAAGATGGTAACACAATACATCAGACTGTACCAGTCCGCTATGGTGATGTTAATCGTATGGCGGCACATATTGTAAAAGAAAACAGTGAGAATGTTTTAAATAGTGTTCCGTTTGTTAGTTGCTATGTTACAGGTTTAGAACTTGCTCCACAGAATAGAACTTATCCACAGTTTGAAGAAAATGTGCCAGTATACGAAAAAAAGTATAACGAAGAAACAAGTAATTATGAAAACGAAATAGGTAATGTTTATACTATTAAAAGACATCAGCCTGTTCCATATATACTTACAATGCAGTGTGATATTTGGACAAGTAATACTGAACAAAAATTGCAACTGTTAGAACAAATACTTGTATTATTCAATCCAACACTTAATATTCACACAACTAATAATCCATTAGACTGGAGTAGTTTGAGTTATGTTGAATTAATTAGTAGTGCTTGGAGTATACGTAGTATACCTGGAGGTGTTGACGATATTATTGATATTAGTAGTTTAACATTTGAAATGCCAGTATTAATTAATCCACCAGCTAAAGTTATGCGTAACACAGTTATTCATACTATTATTGATAACATTGACGAAGTTACAGATCAAGACTTAGATAGTTTACGTGCAGGTGGAACTTATACTCCTATTTTTAGAAGTTTTGCAGTTGTTACACTTGATAATTTTAAAATGAAATTTGAAGTTGATGCAAACGGAGATGCTACTGCTAGTCTCAGACACAGAAATACAAGTAGCACAGATGACACAGGTGGTCTATTAGAATGGCAAAAAGAATTACTATCATACGGAGAAATACGTGACGGTGTTAGTCAAATACGTTTGAAGCAGACAGCGGATCCAGGTGATACAAGTAAAGATATTATCGGCACAGTTTATGCAACTGCTAATAAAAATATACTTAAAGTTGTATTAGATACAAATACACTACCAGCAGACACACAAACCGCAGTGGATGCAATTATAGATCCACAATTAAATTACCCAGGAGACGGTACACTTACCGCAGCCTCTAACGGCGACAGATATTTGTTAACAGAAAACATTCCAGCAGGATCTGGTTGGAGTGGAAGTAATGCAAGTAAAAATGATATTATCGAATATGATAGTTCTACAACACAATGGAATATTGTATTTGATAGTAGTACAGTTACAACAGAACAATTTACTTCTAACTTAGTAACAAAAGACAAATTAAAATGGAACGGAACATCTTGGGTTAATGCATTTGAAGGACTGTACAACCCGGGTTACTGGCGAATCTATCTATGATATCAGCAAGTGGTTGTTGTTTTTTAGCACTCAACACAGGACGCATAATGCTACAACAACGTAGCAAAAAAGTATCACATCCATTAACTTGGAGTTTTTGGGGTGGTAAAAGTGAAAACTCTGAACGTCCTATAGAAACATTATTACGTGAATGTGAAGAAGAATTAGGAAAACTTCCTAGTGTAGAAAAAGTTTATCCTATACATACATTTTTAAGTAACGATAAAAACTTTACATATCACACATTTGTTATAACTGTTTATGAAGAATTTGTGCCTATAACAAATGGAGAAAGCGCAGGCTATGCGTGGGTACAAATAAACGGATGGCCAAAACCTTTACATCGTGGAGCACGTGTTGTATTAGAAAAACCAGATATGGTTGATAAAATTACTACTATTTTGGAAAATGCAAATCGTGATGAATTAAATTGGTTAGATAGTTTTTAAAAACTATTATCAATTGCAGAACGTATCCAAGTGTTAGTAGCAACACATATGTAAACATAAGATGCATCATATGCTATTTGACCTTTTGTTCCTGTATCTGTGTTACTACTAGGAACAGTAGTTGTAACACTTGCGATACTACCTGTTCCTATAAAATCACCTGTTACTTCTAAGTTACCAGTTTTAGAAAGTTCGAAAACAGGAGTTCCATTATCAGTTACTTGTATTCCTGTAGCATTCTGTTCAAGTTCAATATCTAATACATTAGAAGATCTGATATAGGATATTTTAGTATCTTGAGCATCACCAAATTCTATCGTTACTCCATCTGCATTTTGTTTTTTAGCAAACAAAGATGTATTAACAGGTACAAAACTAAATTGACCTTTTGTAATTCCAGTTCCTGAATATGTTAAAGTGCCGTTTGGATGATTTACAGTATCTGGTGCTTGTACACTAACTGTTAAGTCTCCAAATCCTAGTACTCCGCCAGTTGCAGTACTTGTATTATCTGTAGCAGGTTGCCATTTACCTGTAGTTCCATTATATTTTAAAACTTGTCCGTTACCAGGATTAGAATTATCTATATTTGATAAATCAGCTAGGTTAACAGGAACACTTGGAGCGTTTAACAAATCTCCGTAGTCGCCTGTATTTGCAACTGTTGATAATGTAGGTTTGTTTAATAAGTCTCCGTAATCACCACTAAGTGCAACGGCAGACAAACTTGCAACATGTGTGTTAAAACTGTTAGTTAATGTTGTTAATCCGGCTTGTGTTGCATAGGAACTTAAATCTGGAGGCGTAAAACTGAATATACCAGTTGTGTTATCATATGTTAAATTTGCTGTACCTACAGAATTTACTGTAACACTAAGATCAGTAAGTCCGAGTACATTAGTATTCACACTACTCGCAATACCTGGAGAAAGAGGAACCCATACACTATTACTATACATATATAGATTTAAACTGTCACTGTCAACCCATAAATCTCCTTCTTTTACACCGCTAGTAGGAACAGTCGAACTTGTTACAATTGCAGTTGCTATACGTTTATCAGGATCAACATTATTTGGATCTATAATATAAGCTTCAGTAGATACATTTATTGTTTCAACATTTATTGTAGATGAATCTAAGTCATTTAAAATAAAGTTACCAACACTACCACTAGCAACATCACTAGTAATTGTAGCATCTGCGATCATTGTAAACTTTTCTGCACTATCATCCCAACCGAAAAATCCTGTTTTAGCACTAGTACCATTATGATATTCAAATGCAACACCTCTATCCTTGTTATCATCAACAGTAAGAGGAGTGCCGTCTGCATTACCGCCAATAAACATAATTGGATCAACAATGCTAGTTGTTGTACTGTTTACCGTAGTTGTTGTTCCTTGTACAGTTAAGTCTCCAGATATAGTAACATCGCCACCAACTGATATGTCACCACTAAATGTAGCGTCTACAGCATCAGTTATTATGCCATTGGCAATAGATAGTGTGCCATCTGTTATAGTCGTACCTGTTATAGTGTCTGATGTAACAGTTGTTGCACTAGTTATATTACCATTTGTAATAGATAATACACTATCAGTAAATGTGTTTGCAGTAATTGTATTGCTTGCAGTGATAGCAGTCGCACCAGTAATACTTCCAGAACTAATAGTAAGAGTACCGTCGGTTATTGTTCCAGCAGTTATATCACCTATTAAGTCACCTGTAATAGAACCGGTAATAGTAACACCATTGGTTGTTGTTTCAAATTTTGGACTATTGTTAAAGTATAAAGTTTGTCCTGCACCAGCATTAGTTTGAATACTTGTTTTAGTACCAGCGGCGTTTTGAAGATATATTGTACCCGAACGTATGAATATACTTCCTGCACCTACATCATCTATAAAACTGTCAGTGCCATTGTGATAGATTTCTAAGTCAGGTCCGTCACCTAACTTAATCTTGTGACTATCATTGAGAAATATATTTCCAGTAACATCGCCTGTTACATTACCGGTTACATCACCTGTTAAGTTTCCTGTTACATCTCCAGTTAAGTCTCCTGCAAATGTACTAGATAATGTAGTTCCATCAAATGTTAAGTTTGCACTATCTTGTAGTTCACCGCTTGCACCAGCATATACAATACGAGTATCTGTTAAGTCTGTTACACTTGCACTTGCTAATGTAGCTGTCACAGTAACATCTAATGTATTGCTTACTTCAACATCTACTACTGTAATCTTGTTGGTATCAAATGCAGTACTATCTAGTGTTGCACTTAATGTATTAGCGTTATAAAAATAAATTGTATCTTCATCTGAACCAGTAGAAGTTTCATATTTAATGTAAGTATCTTTGTCTAAGTCGCTACCGGTTAAATCAGACCAATTACTACCGTCTGATACTTCCATACCTTGTGTTGTTGTATTAAATCTCAATTGTCCTGGAATAGTTTGTTGAGGACGCTGACTAGTATTTCCTACTGGAATAGCTAATGCACCTGTGCCGGCTATTGTTAAAATATTAGCAGTATTACTTGCGCTTATACTATCTCGTGAGTGATCAATATTAATGGACATTTAATATACTCATACTTTTTTTCGTCTACGGATTTGATTACGTGGATATAATGCGCCTGTTCTTTGTCTACCTTTAAAAACAGGAGGATACGTAGGTTTATTATTTTTTCTTGTATTTTTTAAAAACAAAACTCTATTATTTGCTTCTTCAAGAGATCTGACATGATCCCATGTACCAGGCGGAAGGTCATACATTTGGTTTTTTATAGAAAATGTATTTAATATTTCTCTAGCTTGTTTTTGATTCATATCTGGATATTTCTCTAATAAGCAAGCTAGAATTCCGCACACTTGAGGAGAAGCCATACTAGTTCCTCTAATTTTTGCATATTTGTATCCGTTTTTTGTAACAGGATAACCAGTACCTGTTTTACCTGAATCAGGCCATGCACTTTGTATTCCTTCGCCAGCTGAAAAAACATCTACTAAATTTCCAATATTAGAAAAATCGGTCCTGGTTTCTTTTCCGCTAAATTTAATATGATCTAATGCACCTACTGTAATTATTGCATTATCGTCTATTCCGCCTGCCGCACCTGGTGTACCTCCTCGATTATAATAAACTTCACTACCAGTAGTAAGAGTTAAATGATTATTATAATTTATATGTGTAGGATCATATTGTGCATTGTTGTCATTACCGGCTGCACATACTAAAATAATTCCATCATCTATTGCACTCATTATATCTGTCACTAAAGATGATGAATAATATCCGTACTGTCTTCCTGTAAATCCATATTGTTTAATTTCGTCTAGAGTCCATCCGCCGACATTTTCGACTACACTATTTTCTCCTATAGATATATCTATTCTATCAACTTCGTTTTCGTAAAAAGTGGCTTTCCATAATAAATCGGGACTTGATCCCCAAACTCTTCCAAACTGCCTACTTAAATAAGATTCCCACATTAAGTTTGCAATACTAAATTTTCTGTTAGGAGCAGTTCCTTCTGACTTGGAATACAGATACTCTCTGTACCTAGAAGATGATAAACTTGCAAATCCTCCGGTTAGTTGAACATCTTGTGCACCAACAAACAATTTTGGTAATAAGGGAGTATAATCATTGACTATTTTAGTATGAGCACTTTTTTCACCGAATGTTAAATAACTGCCATAATGTGCCCAAATAGTATCATATGTTTCGCCTAAATAACTAATATCCCATGGTAAAACAAATTTATCATAATCAGTAATATGTTGTCCTGCTTGGTCATCATAATGTGGATGGTATGTCCACCCATCATTTTCAAAATCTTGGTAATCTGTTCCAGGTAATGGATCGTGTGTTATTTCTGTTGCAGTTCCTGAATAACTTGTAGGACTAGGAGAAATAAGTTCCTCTTTGGGAATTTCAACCCAATCCTCACTTAATGTGTCTATATCTGTATTACTTAAAGTTTGTGTATTATATTCATGAGTTGATATATTCCAGCCTACATCATATTCTATTGTATCGCCTGGTGCTGGATGACTTTCAACTATAAATCTAAACGGAACAGGATACGGAAAGTATCCCATTCTAGTTAACCCACGCATGTCGATACTAATGTCAGGGCCGTAAAAATTCACATCTAAACTAAGAGTATTATTAATAATTTTTTTAAGACGTATATAACTTTGAGAATTTTCGCAAGTTGCTTCAATTAATGTATCATTCCTAACATCAACTGCTCCTTGTACATAAATTTCATTGTTACTATTAGAAGGATTGTCGGATGTAAAACTTAAAACTTGATTAGGTATTTTTTCCCAAGAAGCTGGCCAGGTTACCATTCTATCAACTACTGTAGGTGCAGAACTACTAGATGATGTTTTAAATTTTACAGTTTTATTTTTCGGATCTAAATTAGACGGCCATGACGAAACTAATGAATCTTTCGAATAAGCACCGAACCTACCTAAATAAGTCTGCGTTGTTGCTCCTGCTGATGGGGTTTTATCTTGTCCTTGATAAGTTATTTTATCTACTGATAAGGGATTAATACCAAATAAGCCCCATCCTTGTGACGATCCCCAACTGTTGTTAACAATAGTTGGATTTTTTCTACCAGTAACTGGGTTAATTGGTTTGTTATTATGAAAAGCTCTAATATAATCAAAAACTAACGAACTGCTAACATTATAAGTTGAACTATTTCCAGAAAATGCTAAGCCAATAAAATATATATTAGCATCTTTTGCCCATCCATTGGATCTACCTGCCGCAGTGCCGGCTACATGAATATTATGATAACCGTTGTTTGTGTCTCGAGTGTAATCCCAAGTTCTACCAATATTAAAAATATCTCCTACTTCAGAAGCATGTTGATACCAATTATATTCAACTACTCTACTATTTCCGTTATCGTCTAAAAATTCAGGGTGATCTGGTTGCCAACCGTCATCGTCGGCAATTACAACGTCCACATGTTTTCCAGTAAAAGGAAGAGTTGAAAAACTTGAATCACTGTGTACATCTAATCCCCAATTTAAATCATCTGCGTTCTGAGATGAAGTTCTTGCATAAGAAAAAAGTTTAGGATAACTGTCAGGATCAATCCATTCTACTGATTGTACTCTTTCATCTGTTTCTACTTGTTTTGCTTCCGAAGGAGTTAATTTATAGTGTGTTACTTTACTAGTTAATTTTTTTAAATCGACATCAACGTTTCTGTCAGGAATTGTAACAGACCCACCGGGTGTTTCCATGTCATTATAAAAATCATCAAGATCTTCAAATCTATATAATGTAACAGCATATATGTGATAGTTCATTTTATGTTTCCAAAGGTAATATAGTCATTGTAGTGCTAATAGTAGATGTACTTCCTGATTTGTTAGTTACATTTAAATAAATTGTATCAGTAACTACAGTATCATTATTAAAACTAATAGTAGATGGTGTAAATGCAACAGTAGTTGCTCCTGTTGTAATGATTTCTGCTAACACACCTGCATCTGGATCTGGATCAACTCCTTCTGATCTACTAGCATCTGCTGTTCTTGCAGTACTACTCGAATAAACTCTAACCCATGCTGCCGCATCTACTGTAATATCAAATATTGAATATGCTTTTGCAGTACCTGTAAGATCTATATCTTCATCTGCTTCATCAGCAATACTTGATGTTGTTCCTGATACTGTTGTTCTACTTAAAGTAGTAGTGCCTCCACCGCCACCTCCTGAGTTAGCATCTACATATGCTTTGGTTGCGGCATCTTGTGCGGCAGTTGGATCTGTAAGTCCTGTGATCTTTCCTGTTAGCTGAATATTACCACTAACATCTAAACCTTGTTTAAATTGTGTAGACATGTTTATTCTCCGTGTTGCATATATTTATTCTAATTTGCCACAAAAAAACAGGCTCCGAAGAGCCTGTTCTAGTTTTAAAAATAATACTAACTATTATGCAAATGCAAGCTGGTTAGTTGTTACCGCAATTTTGCTTAGGTAATCAGCGGCATTACCAAGTGAACTTGCTTGGTTTGATAGCTCAACGTAGCCATAACGTGTCATAAATGATACTGTTGGCTCGAATGTTGCTGGATCAAGTACTGTACCTGAGCTCATTAGTGGGATATATGGGCAATAGAACGCCGCGGCGTCTGTTTCTGTTGAACCTTTGTATCCTACTAAGATTGTGTCGTCGGCTGCATACTGGTTTACATATACACGCATTGTGCCGTTCAATGTACCTACAAATTTTGTATTTGTTGGTGCTTCGAATGGGCCTTCTGTTGTACGTGCAAACGCTGATGTTGTTGCTGACTGTAGTACTGTTAGCATTGTTGGTGAAACAATTGCCCAGTTACCTGCGCCACGACGTGTACGTGCGGCAATTAGGTTTGCGTTCTTGTTGATAAGAACTGCAAGAGCGGCATGCTCGTCACCTACGTAAGTAGCTGTACCTGATACTGCTGACTGGTCGTATGTGTCAGCGGCTGTACCTGCAAGTGAACCTAGTGAACCAATGATTTCTTGGTCGATTTCAGCAGTAATCTCTTGAGCTAGTGCTTGCATGATTTCTGCTTCTACGTCCAAGCCGTGCATTGACTGAGCGTCTTGTGCCGCTTCAAATGTCCAACGTGCTGATAGCTTACGTGTTTTTGCTTCTACAGTTTGCTTGAGTACTTGAATACTCATTTTGCGTCCTGCTTCACCTTCTAGTGATGCAGTTGCGTCTGCTTTGTTAGTTGTTGCGTTGCCTGAATATCCAGTTGCAATTGCGAATGGGCTTAGTGCTTCATCGCCAGCTGTTGCTGAATCAAATGTTTCTGCATAACGCACACGTAATGTGTGAATCTGGCCTACTGGTCCAGTCATTGGCTGAACACCAACGATTTCGTTTGCAATAACTGTTGGCATAACACGACGAATCACTGGAAGGATAACTTTGTTTAAAGTAGCAACGTTACCAGCTTGAGTAGCGCCAGAAGTAGCAGATTCTGCTAAGTAACGCTTTGTGTTCTCAAGTGTTGATTCCATCACTTGTTTTTTTGTTCCAGTTAGACCGTCTGTTAATGCGTCTTTGGTTGCATTCCAATTTTCAAATAATGCGTCCATAATCGGTCTCCTTAACTTATACCGGCTAATTTACGAAGGTTAACAATGTTGTCATCAACATTTGCTTCTGATGTTTTATCCCCAGTGACTTCTTTTGCTGATTCACTAAGTACCTTCTTTGTTTTAGTTTTTGTATCTTCTTTCAATACTGAAGGTAGATACTTATTGAATGCTTTTTGTAAATCTTCTGTCTTAGTAGATTCCAATAATGCATTCATTATTTCTTTGTGTTGCTTTGAAAGCGGGTTCATCATTTCTGACATGATTTCTTTACGCTCTGCTTTATCTGCATCAATACGTGCCTTACGTGCTGATTCAGTTAGCTGAACTTCTTTCTCTGCAACGGCTTTGTTTGCCTCATCAAGTTGTGCCTTAAGTTCGTCCATATCTTTGCCTAATTTTGCAACTTCTGTACCTTCGTTCAGATAGCTACTCATAAACTCTGCCGCAAATGTTTCAAAAATCTTACGTCCAAATGTGTTTTCTTTTGCCACTTGGATGTCTTCTTTAAGACTTGTTAATTCATTCTTAATAGTATTTTCAAGAATGCTCTCAACTTTGGTTGCCGCATTTTCAATGAACTTACGTTTAGTACCCTCGATAGCTTCTTTGCCTTCTTTAATCAATTTGACTTTTGCTTCAACTAGTGAGCGTTTGTCTTCATGAAACTCGTTGAGCTCTTTAGTAAGTTGCTCAAGAACAAAGCCTTCTAATTCGGCCATATTCTTGTCTTGTGCCTCACGGTCTTCGCGAAGTTCATTAATTTCTTTGCGAAGTGTTTCCATTACAAACTCATCAAGAACAACTGCATGTTCTGACATATGCTTGCGATAAGAAACACGATCTTCTGCTACTTTAGCTTTGTCTGCTGAGAACTCTTCGAGTTCTTTAGCAATAACTTCGCCAATCATTGTGTCCATTGCTTCTACAATTTGCTCTTTGTCATTTTCATAACGTTCAGCAAATTCTTCACGTAGTTCTGCCGCAACTTCTTCACGTAGTTCAGTTTGCTTGGTTTCCCATGCTTCACTGATTGAAGATCTAACCTCTTCGGAGAGCGCACCTGAGCTTAATAGTTCATCTATTGAGTGAGCCATATTAATCTCTCCTATACTTCAGGTTGTTTATAAATTGTGTCACCTCTTCCTGGAGATAACGTTGTGCTCTGTCGTCGTGCTTAACAGCTGAAGCAACATCCATTAACACATTACCCCTACTATGATTCATAATTCTTTCATAGATTGGATCAGGGTAAGCATCTGGAGCACTTGGATTGGCAACAATGTCTACGGTTATTATTTCAAAGTCTTTGACTTTACCGTCTTCATTAACATTACCACTGCCTCTGCTTGACACGCCTAGTTTAACACCGCTTTCCAATAGGGTTTTACAAATGTTTCCCATTGGAGTCGGAAGTATTTTTAGTTTACCAATACCGTTATTACCATCAATATCCATTTCAGTAATCATGTGACTTACACGATCAAGATTAATATTAAGGTCGTCTGGGTGATCGGCTTCACCTAAAACACTAAATCCTTTTTTAATTTTTTCATTCAGCGTTTTGACAGCTTCATGAATTTCTTTAGCAGGATAAATTCTATTATTTTGATTACGTACATCACCTTCGATAAAGATACCTTTCATATACAGGCTTTTGCCACCGTTAGCTTCTTCAATAGCTTCGGTGACAATATTTGCCTGACTAAATGTTAAGTGCTCTTGTAAAGACTTATACATAACTTACTTCATTTCTCTTTTTGGCTTTGGAGCTGGTTTTGGATCGCCTGCATCTTGTGGACCATCTACGCCCATATCTTTTGCAGCCGGTGCTGAACCGCCTTTTTCTTCTGAACCTGCCATATCAACTGCTTTTCCGCCCATGTCGTTCTTGCCAGCAACTGGTGAACCAGTATTGTCTGAACCGTCTGACATATCAGCTTTTACTGCGGTTAATTCTGCATTTTCTTCTAGAGCGTCAAATTCTTCTTCGATTTCTTCTGCATCGTCTTCTGAATCGTCGTCTGATGCTTCAGCTACTGATTCTTCCATTTCTGGTTCTTCTTCAGCTGGTGCTTCATCATCGCCCATCATATCCGCAAATGCCGCACGTAGTTCTGCGATTGCATCTTCAACGTTTGCCATTGCTTCTTCAGCGTCTTCTGCTTCTGCTTCTTCGCCTTCGCCGTCCATATCCATAGCGAGATCCATTTCTGCATCATCTGCATCCATTTCATCGTCATCTTCGCCGAATACTTCTTCTTGTTCGATTTCTTCTTCAGCTGACTCAATGTCATCTAAGAAATCTTCTTCCGCATCAAAAGAATCAATTGCTTCTTCAACTTCTTCTTCGTTTACGTCATATGTTTCGTCTAAGTCTTCATCTTGGATATCTTCTTCAACCGACTCGTCACTTTCTGACAAAGCTGACCAATGATTTTTTGCTTTTTCAACAAAAATGTCGTGTAGAAGATCTGATGCCTTCTCACGCTCTTCATTAACAAGATACTCAAGGACTTTAACTAGTGAATCCTTGTGATTACTCATTTCTTTCTCCTTAAAATATTTTCAGGCTTACCATGACTGGTTTACAATTATTATTTAGTAACCAAGACGTTTTACCTGGTAAAAAGGGTGTAAAAACGGTACTTTTTGACTAATTGCCAAAGATAAGTACTTTTTACACTAAATTATTCGGAAGGACGGGCGTAGATTTTTTGTACTTTTTCTAATCTACTAGCATGTTCGATCTTATGAATTTCACGTTGTTTACGTAATCTATTAAGATGTTTTAGTGTTAATCTACTACGTCTAACATCTTTAATATCACGATTATGGTATTCATCGTCTTCTGCTTCATAATATTCTACTAGAAATTCTCCGCTACGCATTATGTATCTCCTCCAGGTGCCGCTGGTGTTGTTGCAGTTTCTGCTCCTGATATCGGAGATTCGCCGCTTTCAGTATCACCTGTTTCCAAATTACCTACATCAGGAACACCATCGCCTGTATCTACATCAAAGCTACGTACACCTACGCTACCTAGTCCAGGTTGACTATCTGCTTCTGGCGTTTGTCCTGATTTGTTTTCTTCCATCCACATACGTTCATTTTCTAGAATTTCTTCTTCAGTTAAGCCTAAGTACTTGCTTAACAAGAATCGTTTGCTCAAATATGGCGAACCATCTAATCCACCAAATACATTAGCACGTGCGGCATGGATTTCAATCTCTTTATACTGACTAAAGCTCTGTGGGTTAACAAAACTTATATCAAAAATACTTGTATCAATTGTAATACCTCTATTCTTTAAGAATAGTTTAAACTCTTTATCAAATACAGGTGCTATAATTTTTTGTAATCGTTGACAGTATTGGTTAAATCTATATTCTTGAATATATGCTGTTCCAACTCTACCATCAACATAAGTTGCAGTTCCATCTTCTGGACCTGTTGGTAGGTATGAACTAGGAACACGTAATGCTCTTAGCATTTTGTTTGTGAAGTAACGCAAGTCATCAATTTGTCCTAAGTTTTCACCGCCTGGCAACACTTCAACTTTACTACCTCTGCCTTCAGCAGTTTGTGCAAAGAAGTAGTCTTCCATAATTGATAGTGGGTTATATGCGGCATCCATAATAGTTGTACCGCCACCTGTTTTACTTGGAATACGTTTTTGATGAATTTCATTTTTAACACGTTCAACAAAACCCATAGCTTTGTTTGCTGGCATGTTACCAACATCAACATAAAACACTCTACGCTCTGGAGCACGTTGTACTCTGTAGATAATAATACTATCTTCTAATAGTTCTTTTTGTTTATATGTTTTAAAAATTGGATCTAAAATACTAGCACCAAAAGGATAATCGCTGTCCATACCTTCTGTTAATGCTGTATGTATAACATGTGTAGCATCTACATTATATTCTTGAATGTTACCAACACCACTGTTAGCATAGTTACCTGCGCCTGCACCATAACCTTGACGATCAATTGTCTGACCTCTTGCCATACTATTAACAGTACTATAAGTGTTTGCATGTTGTACTGGCTCACTTACAGTTTTTGTTTTCATGTTTAAGTCTAAGTTTTTAACAATGTATTGTTCTGGCTCTTTGCCTTCTGCTTCATTGACAATAACTTTAGTAACATCAACAGGGTTAACATAATATAATTCCCATGTTTCTGGATCTCTAATAAAAAATTGATCTCCGTACTTAATCACATTACGAAACGTTTTAAACAAACGTCTATCCCAATCTTGTAAGTTACACCACTGACGTAGCGACTGTTCCAAGATTTTTGCTTCACTTTCTGTTGTATCACCGTTTAAGTTAACAGAAAAGGGAAGTTGATTTGTTTCGTCTAATTGTGTACTGAATTCACTAATAATGTCAAGGGCGGCGTTGATTTCGCTGTCCATGTCCATTTGGTCATACTGTGCATATCTTTCTACACGGTTAGGTTGACCACTGTATACTTCTGGTAACCAACTTTGAAAGCGACTAGCAGTGCTAGGTTTAGCTTCTGTATTTTGACCCTGGTATACTGTAAAATGTTTTTTCCAACTCATAAGAATCTCTTTTTGTTTATTATAGTGTATTTATGCGTTGTGTCAAGACTTAATTATTTTATGTTATTGTTGGCCCACGATTAGAAGTGGTACTTTGAGGGAAAGAGTCAGGCTGCTCATTTCTAGAAGAAGTTACCTCAGGTTCATTTAATAAATTTTGTATAGCTACTTTTAAATTACCTGCCGCATCTTTAAACGGCTCTAGTGCGCCTGAAAATGCAGAACCTAAAACTGGTGCTAAATTAGTTAGAGAAGCGGCAATATCATCAGCTGATAAAGCTAAACCTCCCACTCTAGCGGCAGCCGCAAATTTTTCTAAACCAGCGGCATCTAATCCAGCCGCCGCTAAAAATGCTAATTGTCCTGCATCTGCTTGTTCACCTGCAATCATTCTTCCAATTGCTTGAGCACCAGATGTTAGTGTAACTAAGTTTGTTAATTCATCTACAAATGTTTTAAATCCTTGATTAGATGTTATATTAGCCATACCAGTTACAAATTTGTTAAACCCATCAGCTGATGTAGCTAAGTCTCCTGCACCCATTGACTTTAATAGAGAATCCATTAGTTGATCTCTAAACTGTGCGGCGCCTCTTTCCATTTCAGCTTGTGTTCCAGCTAATCCTGTCTCACCATCTGTAATTGCTTCGTTTAGATCTTCAATTGACTTTGTAATTTTTTCAATACTGGTAGCAAATGAGTCAGCACCATCACTTACTGATTCCATTCTAGATTCTAAAACTAAACCTGCACCTGCATTACCAGCAAGAGATTGTGTAATAAGCATTTGTGGATCAATTTGTTTAAGAGAACGAGTAATATCTAATACAGTTGCATTAAGTGTAGCGGCATCACCACCTTCTTCTATTTGTTGTGCTAAACTACTAAACGCTCCACGAACATCAACACCAGCTGCCTGTGCCATTTGTGCAAACTGTGCGAATTCTTCATTGTTAGCAAACATATCAAAGCCGCCGAGTATATTAGTAATAGCTTGTTGTGCAGGACCTTGTAATGTTGGACCTAATGCGCTAAGTGCTTCAACTGCACTTTTTGCCGCTACTGCTTGATCACCATTTAATTGTGATAATATAGCGGCATTAGTTGCATCACTCCTGAATGTTTGACTTGCTTTGATTCTATCTCTAATATCTTGACCAGTAAGTTTAGCCATTGCTTCGTTCATTTTTAATTGTTCAGCAACTGCTTGGACCATTGATCGTTTTTGATTCACATCTGTTACATTAAGTCCATGTATTCTACGTCTAATCTCTGCTTCGTCAACAAGTGCAAGTGTCATTTCTTGACTACTCATACCAAAGAAGCCTGCATTACGAGTAGCATTACGCAACTCTTTATTCATAGTAATTAAGTTCATTGCACCATCGGTAGTATTTTTTCCTAATGCACGAACTGAAACACCATTCTCTGTTACAATTTGACCAAAGCGTTCAAGACCTAAGCCAACCTCTGCGGCACCTCCACGTAAGTCTTGTAAATTTTCTAAGTATCCTGTACCAACTCTACGCAATGCTCCCATAGAAGCACCAAACTCTTCCATAATACCAAATAAACTACCAACTTGTGCGCCGATCATTCCTAAGCCTAATGCATTAGCGGCTCCACTAACAAGCGATGACATTTTTTCATCACCTTTTAATCCCATAGCGGCATTTTGTACATTGTTCATACCTTGAGTTAATCCACTCATAGCATTACCAAGTCTGTTTGTTTCTTTTGTATTGTTGTCTACAGCGGTAGTTACTTGGTCGCCACTAGAGTCAACAGATTGCTTTACTTCACCAAGTTCAATGCCAAACTTTTGTGCAAGTCCTGATAGTGCGGCTGTTTGTTGTCTTGCTTCAGTCAGCACATCTTGCATAGTGACTTCCAGAGCAATGTCTGGAATTTCTACACCAATGTTTTGTCCGCCGAATGCAATATTAATAGTTGCCAATTAACTACTCACTTAATATGATAAATAACTTTATACTACTATTTATAGGAGAAAAACGTGTCAGATCCACTTTCCAGCTATTATAGGACAAAAGAAATCTATGTAAAGCTACCTAGTGGCGGTAGATGGTACAAAAACCCGCCAAAATTAACTGCTGATGGAGAAATCGGTGTATATCCGATGAGTGTAAAAGATGAACTTTTACTTAAAATACCAGATACACTGTACAACGGTGAAGCATTGTACGAAGTTATTCAAAGTATTGCTCCTGATATTGCAGATCCATATGAAGTAGTTGTCCCAGACGTTGAAGTACTTTTACTTGCGGCTAAAGTTGGACAGCATAGCGGCGAACTAAACATTGCAGGAACATGTCCTTCATGTCAAAAACAAAGTCAATATGCAATTGAACTTAAAAACTTACTAGCAAGAGTAAAAGAACTACAAGAACACCCGCTTGAAGTTGAATTAGAAAACGGTTTACAAATTACATTTAAACCTAACTCACTTGCAAGTGTTAATGCAGGTGCAGTTAAAACAACGGAAAGTGTCAGATTAGCGGCGGCAATTAATGAAGGAATGGATCCTCAACAAGCTAAAGATATTATGAGAGATAGTTTAGAGAAAACAACTGCCGCAACACTTATTGTACTAGCAGATAGTATTAGCCAAATTAAAACACCAGACGATGTCACAGTAACTGATATGGATAGTATAACAAAATGGCTGAGTAATACAGACGCTAAAACAATGAGTATTATCAAAGAACATACTTCAACACTCAATACTAATGGCGTACAAAAAGAGTTTACATTTACATGTACAAGTTGTGAAGAAGATTTTAAAGCACCTATTGAGTATAACCCAGCTTTTTTTTTCACGCACAACTACGACAATCGAATGACATAGATATAGTTATCGAAGATGTTAGTACTCAAGCAAGACAACTACGTAAATTAGTCTACGACACAATCTTATACAGCGAAGGCGCATTTAGCTTACAAGACATTTGGAATAGTCCTTACTATTTTGTCGAAGAATTTATTCAGAGTATGAATGATAAACAAGAAAAGATTGCACAAAGTTTGAAAAAAGGTAATACTAAAACGTATTAAGTCGAAGAGCTAAAGCTCATCGTCAAACTCATTTCATTTCGTTTGATATTTTTTAATAAACATTTTATATATGATTAGTTATTACCCTGGTAATTCAGTCGCACTTAGCCTGCTTACGGCCAAGTGCAAAAAAAAATTGATAGGTCATTACCCCAGCAATCAGGTGCATCGTTATAGCGCAACCTTATATAAGGCAGAGGCGGTTTTGCTGTACCCCTTTATACGCCGCTTAAAACGCAGGCTACCGAAACGCAATAACGACTACTGTTTCGGAAATACCCGTGGGATCCAATGGCTCAGGATTGCCCACTCATTTGGTTTGGTTCCCCCAGCAAGTTCCGTTGACAATACGAATATTGTTTCCTCAATGCTTTTCATAGAGGGGGTATATTAATTTTTTAAAGATTCAGTAAGTGCCTTAGAACCGCCCACACGGACGTTTATTATGCCATTGTAGTATTCATCTGTAAGTAAAACTTCTCTGTCAAACTGTTCTTTAGCTTCTAGATAAGACAATTGTCCTCTAGTTGTGCAAAAATATAAGATTTCTCTAGTAAAGTTTTCTGTGCCTAAGTTTTTAACGTCTTCTAGTAAATTATCGGATGATCCCCAATACTCACGCCAATCGCTTTCAATTAGTGATCTTCGTTTACGCTTTTTGCCTTTTAAAGGTGGCCTTGTTTTTTTAAATTGCGATAGTTTTTTGCCTATATACTTTTTGCCATTAGTCAGATTGGTGATGATATAAACAAATCCGATAAATTGTTCTGGTATTTCCTCTACGGGTTTACCTTGGTATGTCCAAGTCATACGTACTATATATCATCTGTCCTCATAAATCTAATGATTATGGTATTGATTTTTCAATATTTCAAAAGTTTGCTTCCAACCATTATCAATTTGAAAATGTGTATCAACAATACTACTCAACGGATAGTCATTACCACCTGGATAACAACGATCACCAAAGAATATAATATTGCTTAATAGTGCCTTTACTTGTGCCTTACTTTTGCCTTTTTCAAAAATATCAATGCCAGTTACGCCAGCTACAATTGCTTCACAATCTGGAAATAATTTGTTAAAGCGTTCTGCTATCGGTTCTCTTGATTTGTTAGCCTTTTCCCAGATTTCAAATTCATCACGTTGTTTTTGTGTTGCATTTCTACCTGGAATACTTAGATTTGCTGAGCCTGTACGTAGTTCTAAATGATTACCTGTGCTTGGATTATATTTAAAATGAGTATTATTTGATAGTTCTTTTATTAAAAAGCCTTGTTGATCAGATGTTAATTGCCATTTGCTTTTGTATATCTCTTTGCCTTGCTTTAAGTGATGATTACCACTACATGCAAATATTGTTTCAAATTGGTTACAAAGATCTGTGCCTATTTGTTCTACTATTTTGCCATAATCTGAGCCTGTACAAATATAACATGAGTTATTGCCGGCAAACTCATGCATAAAGTTTTTAAAGTCATTGTCAATGACTTGTCTTGCATCTGTTAATGTATCGTCTAAATCAAATACAAAACTATTCATCATCTTCCTTTACATCTAGTACTCTATTGTTATACAATTTAGCCCAAATGTCAACAGGAATATCTCCACTTTCTCTTAAAACTGTACGTTTTGGATCACGACTAGTTTCAAACATATCTCCTGTTAGTGTGCTAACAGTAATATCAGAAAGATCAACAGTATCAGTAGTAGTATAATCACTAATATTAACTGTATATGTACTCGTATTATCCATTGTTGTACTTGTTGATAATATTATATCGTCAAAAGTAAAATCATCGTCTTCCATTAAGCGGCCTCAACTATTTCTGCTTCAGTGTTAAATGTAGTAAACCCATTTTCTTTTGTAACTTGTAAAATTGTGTTAACACGACCTTGTAGTTCATCTCTATGTGAAATAAGGAATATGTTTTTACCACGCTCACGTTCCATTTTCTTAAGAACACTTAAAGCACTATCAACACCATTTGTATCCATTCCGCTGTCTACTAGTTCGTCAATTGCTAAAAAGTTTACAGGAGTATTCATTGTTTCAAATACATCTCTGAACGACCAACTAAGACCTAGTATTAGTCTATTACGTTCTCCTCTACTTAGGTTATCAAAGTCTAGTTCACGACCAAGTTCTGTAATTTCTACAGCAAGATCTGGTTGAAAAGAAACTTCATGTGGTAGTCCTAACTTAGTCAAGTAGTATGCAAGTCTAGAATTTAGATACTGTAAGTTTTGTTCAATAATACGTTTACGTATGAAGCTATCTTTATTTGTTAACAGTTTGTACAGGAAGTCTTGGTGTTCTTTTACACGCACAAGTTCATTCATCTTATCCCAACTAACTTCTTGTATTGCGGTTTCCTTTAAACTGTCTATCTGTTCTTGATATGTATCTTTTTCTTCTTGTTTGTTTGTATGTTCTGTACGTAAACTATCAAGTTGATTTTGATGTTGATATGCTTCCTTTTCAGTATTATAAAGAGTAATAGGTTCTGTACCTATTTCGCCTAACTGCTCAAGTGCATCTTGATATTCTTCTTTTAATGTAACATCGTTATCAATATGATCTTGTGACTCAGTAACTGCTTCTCTTTTAGATTTTAATATCTCTTCGTGTTTTTCGTCGTGAATTGCCTGCCCGCAAGCATAACATTCGTGTTGTTCAGTTGCCAGTAAATCTTTTTTAGCTTTATCTAGTCTTTTTTGTTCTCTAGATATACTGTTAGTCAGTTTTGAAATTTCGTTTTCAAGTGTAGTTACTTGTGTTTTCTTCTCGAGGTAATCAGCTAATAGTTTATGATTCGCTAGTTCTGTTTCAATATCAATTTTTTCTAATACGTCAATTGCGTTTTCTAGTTCTTGCAGTGTTTCTTGTTTTTTACTTGTCCATAATGTTTGTCTACGTTCAAGGTCACTGATACTTTTCGCAATTGTGGCATTTGAATCTTCAACTGCCTTAATACGATATTCTTCTTCTTTAATTGCATCCTTGTTAAGCCTTTGCTGTTCTTTTAAAGCCTCTGCCTTTTCACTAAGCATTGTGATTCCGAGTAACTGCTCAATTATAGCTCTCTGATCATTGGCCTTCATACTTAAAAATGGCTCTGTGTATGTGTTTAGTGCAACAATGTGTTTGAACATGTCATGCGACATACCAAATAGCTTGTCAACTACTTGCTGTGTTTCTCTGTTTTCGCCTTGAGCTTCATTATTTTCATCAACATCGTTATCGTTAATATAAAACTTAAAAATATTAGGTTTACGTCCACGTTCAATTCTATAGCGAACATTGTCCTTTTCAAACTCGAGGGTAACTAACATACCCTTTCCGTTAGTTTTATTTATTAAATTGTCTTTACGTATATTAGTTAGCGCATTTCCGTACATTGCATACGATAAAGCATTAATAATTGTGGTTTTACCTGTACCGTTACGGGAACCATCACCTCCTAAGTCAACATTATTACCTAATACAAGTGTTAAACCGTTTTCATCAAACTTTACAGCCTGTGTAACATTACCTACACTCATAAAGTTTTTGATTGTACAATTTTTTATATTAATCATAAGTTATTATATATTTCTACTAGTAATCGTTTGTCGATTATCTCACTGTCAACAGCATTAAGACTATTATACACTATTTGGTCAACATTTTCAACCTCTAAATCGTCTACTTGTCGCCAATCTTGTGCATGTTCTTCTTTCTTACTTGGCATAAGTGTAATATCACGTAAACCGTATTGTTGTGCGAATGTTTCTTTAATAAAACTTGCTTCTTCATATGAAATGTTCACATCAAGAACTGCACGACAGTATGTTTTAGAATTTAAAATACTATCACTATCGTCTATAAGTCTACTAAGTGGGGTAGTTCGATACCGAGGACCATCAAAGTCTATATACTCAGGCTTACCACCCCACTCTAGCTTCATCATACCACGGTCATCATCCCATGCATCAGCGTAGTTATGCGGAAAAGGAGACCCAAGGTAATGAATATTACCCTTATGCTGACGCTTGTGAAAATGACCGCTAAACACATACTC